GGTGCCCCATGTGGCCGTGCTGCACGGGTGGCGGCACAGGCGGCGGCTCTGGCGGGGGTGGCAGCGGCGGTGGCTCGGGTGGTGGCAATGGCGGCGGTTCAGGCGGCGGTGGCGCCGGGGGTGGCTCAGAGACCGGCGGTGGGGCCGGTGGCGGATCACCACCAGGATTGCTGATGAAGCTGAGCGATGAGGTGTCGAGGCTCGGCCGACTGGCCAGCAGCACAGTGTCACCGGTCGCGGGCAGCCCCCAGACGCTGTTGCCGCTCAGCGTCGGCTGGGTTGCTGGATCCAGCAGGAACCGGCCGGATGCGTCATCGTTGACGATGGTGTTGCCGGTGATGGTGAAACTGGTTCCGGCGTTGCTGGCGCCCTCTTCACCATAGGCCACGATGAACGGGTTCTGCGTGTTGGGCCCCTGCTCGATCGTGTTGCCGCTGATCGTGGCGTTGCCGCCGTTCGGCAGGTCGATGCTGTAGCTGGCGCTCCCGCCGTTGTCGAAGATCCGGTTGCCGGTGATGGTGTTGTTCGCCGCGCGACTCTTGACCTCATGCCCTACAACCGCGTCGTGGATGTAGGAGTTCGTAAGCGTGAAGCCAGCAATTGCTCCGACGTAGATGTTGTGCGTCGAGCCTGATCCATCGCCATTCGATGCAAATTCACTGTGGTCAATCGAGATACTGCCGCCTGGGTCTGCGGCGCCGAGAAGTCCCTCTTGGTTGTCGTGGAAATAGTCGTCCGACAGCGTGAGACTACCACCCTCATAGCGGATCGCAGCGCCATTTCCGTCCGGTACAGCCACCCCGCTAATGTCGAACCCATTGATTGCCACGCTGATGCCACTAGCCCCCTCCGTCACCATCGCCTTGCCGTCGGGCGGGCTGATGGTCTCCCGCAGCAGCACCTCGCCGCCCACCGCCTGCAGCGTAATCGAGGCGCGAATGGTCAAGAACTGGTCGGTATACGTCCCCGCCTGCACGTCGATCGTGTCGCCGGGTGCCGCGGCGTTGATCGCGTCCTGGATGCTCTGGCCGTTGCTGACCGTCAGGATTGCCATTGGCCCTCAGTATGTCGTTGCGGGTTGGACTCGACCGTGCTGTGATGGCGCACCGCGTCCGTGCAAGGCTCGCGGGAGAGTAGCTGGGCGGTAACCGCCAGAAGCCGCCTGCTACTCGCTATCCGGCCGTGTCGTCACGCGACAGTCAGGTGACAGCCGTGATCAGCAGCACGACCAGCGCCAGCACCATGATCCCGAGCAGCGCACCGTGGCTCACCACGGTCCCCGCCAGCCGCCGATGCCCGAGAACAGCAGCAGCACGATCAGCAGGATCACCACGAGGCCAACGCCGCCATACATGCCGGGACCGTAGTAGCCGCCGCGGTAGCCGTAGTAGCCGCCGCCCAGACCTCCGAACAGGATCAGCACGACCAGGATGATGAGGACCAAGCTCATGGCGCGCTCCCCGGCGGTTGTGGCTGTGGAATGGGCGTGCGGGCCTGTGCTATGTGTGCGGAGCCGGGTGCTGTGTCACCAGCAGTCCGGCCCCTGACCATCACGCTATCTGGAGTAAGCGACATGGCTGACCAATCCGTAGACGAAATCTGGCGTCTTATCCAAGCTCACCCCGATTACGAGGTGAGCAACATGGGGCGTGTGAGGCGGATAACCGACGTTACCTACACAATGCCGAATGGTGGAATTGCAACGAGATTGATCGCCGGGAAGATACTGAAGAACAGTCGCTTATCGCCTTGGCGCAACCACAGCCTGCCTTATGCTCGCGTGGGTCTGGTAGACCGAGGAACTAACACCACCAAGGGGCTTATGGTTCACAAGCTGGTCGCGGACGCTTTCGTCCCTAACCCCGACAACAAGCCTTGCGTGAACCACATCAACCACGACCCGTTCGACGCGCGCGCCGTGAACCTCGAGTGGTGCACCCACAGAGAGAACACGATGCATTCTTACCTTGCGGGAAGACTGCCGGTTCCGCACCCCGGACACGGCGTTGATAACCACGACGCCAAGCTCACCGACGACGACGTGCGGAAGATCCGCGAGATGTCAGCCACCGGCTTGTCCAATGCCAAGGTGGCCAAGGTGTTCGGCATAGACCGGTCGATCGTGTCGAGGATCAAAAACCGACAGTCATGGAAACACGTCGTTTAGGGCGCGCCGCCCGGCGGCTGGGGTTGAGGAATTGGCGTCTGCATGAGCCGATTGGTCCCGACGGCCGTCGCATGGGTCTGATGGGCCGTGTGCAGGGTCGATTGCGCGACCTGAGGGATCTTGGCGGCTGTGAGCAGGGTATCAGCGCGCGTTTTGCTGATGTCGGCCTGTGCCTTCTGGATATCGACATGCTTTTTGGCCAGATCAGCGACTTGGTGGTTTAACGCCATGTTTGGTGTCATCTGCTCTGGATCAGGCGGCGGCTGCGCCGGGTCCACTTGGGTCGCATTGTCATCGGGTAAGCCCATGAAGGTTCGGTGAGCATCGTGGATGGTACTTGCCGAGTTCACGGTTCTTTCCTTCGCCAGAGCCATATTGGCAGCTGCTTTAGCCTGCATGTCCTGTATTTGAGCTTGCCCATGTTGGGCAGCGATTTGCCCTGCTTGCTGTTGTGCTTGTTGTTGTTGTTGTTGGTGTTGTTTCATTCGTTGCAGTATCATGTCTTTGTCACGAAGCCCTGACGCGGCGATCAGAACGTCACCTGGGATCAATCCGGGCTGCACCGAAGCTAGTTGGACTAGCGACTGAAATTCTTCTGCTTGTAGCGATGGAATATCAATTCCCTCTTCTATAGTTATATCTACATCCAAATCCGAAATGTCATGCTCGATACCAACTACCTGCTGCAATCTCGGATCGCCAGGCTGTAGTTGCATTTGTTGCATAACCATAGCCCGATGTTGCTCCGGCATATCGGCGAGCTTATCCATCAGTCTGACGGGTCGGTTAATTCCAACCCAACGCGTCTCCCCCAGGTTATCCGTGACCCTGACCCATTTTCCGCCCGTCCAGTATTCCCTTGCGGCTTGCCAACAAACTTCGTAGACGCGGCGTGACCAGAACCGCAGCGCATCGGCCAGCGGCTCGTTCTGCGCTGCACCGCCAGCTTGCATCGCCAACACAGCGCGGCCGCTGAGCTCGCGCGGATCGGTGCCTGACATCGCTGCATTCGGCCCGCTGAGCTGCATCTCGGCCGTCGCATGTTGCAGCAACTGGAACTGGCCGGCGGCCAAGTCCGTGGTTTGCTGGATCTCGAACTTGAGGCCCGGCATGACTTCCACGTAACCATCGGGCTTGGCAACCTCGCGCCGCGCCTTATCGACGTCCGGCACCGCGCCCTGTTCGGCGACCACTTGATGAACATTCAGCAAGTGCATCGCCTTGGAGCGGCGCTTGTTGATCTCGTCCTGCAGGCTGATGAGCCCACGCACCATGCCATAGCGCTGGTTCTCGCGATTGATGTAGGAGCTCTGGAGCAGCAGCCCGCTGCACGACTTGCCCTTGCGGTCCTTGAACTTGGACTTCTGCGGCTTGGCCAGCAGCCCGCTCTTGGTGTAGGTCGCGCGCCACCAGGTGCCACGCTCGGACCAGTCGCATTGCACGAGCCGCACACGTCTGCGGTTATTGTCAGTCCAGAACGCGGTTTCCGGCCGGTCGTTGTAGTAGAAGTCGGTGGACGAGAACGAAGACTCGATCACATCGTCCGCATCGGGATACATCTCCTCGAGTGCATCGCGATCGGTCCAGATGACCATGCCCTGGTAGCGCGCATCGGCAAAGTCCAGCGATCGGCTGTGCGGGTCGTACCACACTCGGTCCCACGGAATATGCGTTAAGGTGACGTTGCACGATCCCTGGCCATCATCCTCAAGCCCGAGATCGATGCCGCCGGCGCCTTCCGTCAGCATGTTCTCGAACACCAGGCTACGGAGCAGGCTGAAGCTGTTGTCGTCCGCGATGTAGCGGAGGCACTGCGTCGCCGCGTCGGCGCGGTCCTCTTCTGCCGGCGTTCTGGCGAATGCCTTTGGATCGGTCCTCGCCTTGCGCTCCATGCCGCACAGCAGCTCCAGCTTATCCTTGATCTTGTTGATCGTAATGATCGGCTGGCCGCGTTCCCGCAGAA